TGGTATTCCTGGTGTTAGTGATTGGGTTGCACTGACTGTTAACATCATGGATAACTTTGATACTCTTAATTCCGCTGAGCTATCTGAGAACCTACGTGCTGCTGGTTTTGTCTTGAGTGCAACGATTGCAGACAAATCTATGCTTGCTGCTCTAGAGCCTCTGAATGACGTTGTACGTGGTGATGTTGGTGCTATTAACCGTTGGACTTCATCGTTTGCTACCAGTGCTATGATGCCTGGTTCTAGCTTGATGGCAGAGTTTGGACGGTTGATTACTGCTAATAAAAAAGAACTTGAGAATAACTTCTTTGATCTTGTAGCTAACCGTAATCCTATCCTTAAGCAAGGTCTTCCTGATGCTTATGATTGGATTGATGGTGGTAAGGTTGGTGTACCTTCTAGCTTCTTTGCACGAGTTTGGAATACCTATCTTCCTTGGAAGGTGAGTGGTTCTATTTCTCCTGAGAAGCAATTCCTGATTGATATTGAATACGAAGCCCGCCCTTCCCTTCGTACCAATGGTCGTGGAATTGAATACAGCAATGAAGAACGTTCTGAAGTAATGAATATCATGGGTCAGCAAGGAATGTTTAAGCAATCCATCCAACAGATCATGCAGACTCAAGAAGGTAAAGCATTCCGCAAGGAATTTAAGAAAGCACGAGAGATGGGTCTTACCCCTGATCTTCAAAGCTTTAAGGGTATTCAGCTGATGCTTGATTCTTCCCTTCGTTCAGCTACTCGTTATGCTGAGTCTTATGTCTCTAGTAGGGATAAGATTCAAGATAAGTTGTACAAGAATCAAACAGTTGAGAATTTCCTTGAAGTTGGTGACGTGGAAGGAGCTGAAAAGTTTCTTAAATCAATGGAACAAAACTTTTCGTACTAATTAAACAATGGCTGTCACTGAAAACCTATACACAGGGAATGGCTCATCCACCAACTATTCCTTCACATTTCCATATCTTGAAACCACTGATATTAAAGTTAGTATCAATGGTACAATTACAACTGCATACACTCTAGCCAATCCTACCACTATTCAGTTTACGACAGCTCCAGCTAATGGTGCAGCAATCAGGATCTACCGTGTTACGGATGACTCTGCTCTTGCTGCTACCTTCTATTCTGGTGCTGCTATTCGTGCTACAGATCTGAATGAGAACTTCACTCAGAACCTGTATGTAACACAGGAATCAAATAGAGAAGCTACTACAGCTATTACTACGGCTAACAGTGCAACTAGCACCGCTAATACAGCACTAAGTACGGCTAATGCAGCTACTGTAACAGCTAACACTGCGTCTACTAATGCCTCTGCTGCTGTAGCAACAGCTAACACTGCTAATACCAATGCTAGTGCTGCTGTGTCTACTGCTAACACTGCTAGCTCTAATGCAACGACTGCAGTCAACACAGCCAACGCTGCTACAGCAACAGCTAACACAGCATCAACCAATGCTTCCACCGCCCTTAGCACTGCTAATACGGCATTAAGTACGGCTAACACTGCGTCTACCAACGCTACAACTGCAGTAAACACGGCTAATAGCGCTGCGAGTACTGCAAGCTCTGCTGTGTCTACAGCAAACACCGCATCTACCAATGCCAGCAACGCTGTAACAACAGCCAACACTGCATCGAGCAATGCAACGACAGCCGTTAATACGGCCAACTCTGCAGTTACTACCGCTAACAACGCAGCAGCAGCCGTTGCTAATGCTCAGATCTTTACGATTGTAGCTGCAGTAGCAAACATCCCTGGCTCTCCCGCCAACAACGCTGCCATTGAAGTTACCAACTCAACTGGTATTGAAAGCTTCACACCGCTTGCTGGTAAACCTGCTGGGTTTATCGGTAACAGTGGTCTTAGCGTGCGTATTACCTACAGCACAAGTGGTAGTACTTGGAACTGGGTTCAATACTTCCCCAATGACCCAGAGAGTCGTTACCTGAAGACAGGCACTGGCACTGTTACGTCAACCAACATTGCTGACGGCACCATTGTCAATGCTGACATTAGTGCAACTGCAGCCATTGCCCCTTCAAAGATTAGTGGCACTGCTGTTGTTGACGCTGATGCACGACTGACGGACACCCGCACGCCGACTGATGGCTCTGTAACCAACGCCAAGGTAAACGCCAGCGCTGCCATTGCTGGCACCAAGATCAGCCCGGACTTCGGCAGCCAGAACGTCATCACCACCGGAACCGCAACCGCTGCAGCGCTGATCCCAAGCGGCAGCAGCGTGCCCACAAACGGGGTTTATCTACCCTCCAGCAACAACGTAGCCATCTCGACTAATGGTGTTCAGCGCATCAACATCGAAGCTGATGGCGACATTAACATTGATGGCGGTGGTGTGTTTTATGACGCCACCAATAACAGACTAGGGATTGGCACTACGAGTCCTGGTGCTCCATTTGATTGCTCAATAGGTGATCGAGGTCTTCAAATAACCGCTGTTACCTCAGGCTATGTTCAGTTAACGGGAACCCAGGGATCCGCAAGCTCTAACTTGCGCCCAATGCGTATAGTAGCAAATACACTTTCTTTAAATACCGGAGTTGACACCGGAACTTCTTATACAGAGAGATTACTTATTGACTCTTCAGGCCGAGTGGGGATTGGCACTGCGAACCCCACATCAGCTCTGCACATTGACGTTGCTAGTGGTGAACCGCTTAGGTTTAGGTCTCGGACTTCAGGCTCCAATTACTTTACCCATGTCAATCATGCCGGTGGAGATCTGGCTTATGTAGGTGCCGGTGGCGGAGCAGCACTTGGCAGTGGCACAACTTCGGATTATGCAATTCGCGCCAATCAAGGTGCTCTTCTTTTTGGAACTAACGGCAATAACGAACGCGCCCGCATCGACAGCTCCGGCAGGTTGTTAGTTGGCACGTCTACTGGCCCTGCTGGTGCAACAGTTGTTTTTTCTGGAAATGCTTTTGACGGTTCCACGGGAGATGGAAGGCTTTATCTAAATCGTGGCTCGACCCCTTCTAGCGGGTCACAGCTTGGAGCAGTTTATTTTTCAAGCAACAATGGAGCCAATGATGGTGCTTCAATTCTTGCAGTAAGAGATGGCGGCACTTGGACTGCTGGAAGTAGTCATCCAACGCTCTTAAAGTTCTCCGTTACACAAGATGGGTCGGCATCTCCAAGCGAGCGCCTGCGGATTAGTCAGAACGGAGGAATTGGTTCGTTTATGTCCTCCGCTGGTGCTTATTTCCGTACAAGCGAAGCAACAACATCTACAACCAACACTCTTGCAGTCGCGGCTGGCGCCACAACTACTACAAACGGAACAAATACATTTGTCGTAGAAGCAAGAGGAAACGTTTACAACCAGAACAACTCCTACGGTTCTCTCTCCGACATTAAACTGAAGGAGAACATTGTTGACGCCAACTCTCAATGGGATGATCTCAAGGCTCTCCAGGTCCGTAACTACAACTTCAAGGAAGGCCAGACCCACACCCAAATTGGTCTGATCGCCCAAGAGGTTGAACTGGTCTCCCCCGGTCTTGTCAGCGAATCCTCCGACCGCGACGCTGAAGGCAACGACCTTGGCACCGTTACCAAGAGCGTAAACTATTCGGTGCTCTACATGAAGGCAGTGAAGGCGCTGCAGGAAGCGATGGAACGGATCGAAACCCTTGAGGCCAAAGTTGCAGCCCTTGAAGGCGTGTAGTCCTACTCACTAGTCAACTTCTAATTTGACTCAAGTTTGAAGTTGGCTAGTCACCACACCTACCCCCTCCCACCTAATGAGCCTGCCCTTGTGGTGGGCTCTTTTCTTTTATCCATAATTATCCATGTCTACCACTTTCACCTGGAATATTGCAAACCTTGAGCGTACTCTTGCTACCGGAGAAGTCACCGTAGTTCACTATACCGTGACTGCTAAAGATGACGCCTATAGCTCCGGTGCATATGGTTCTCTTGGTCTTGATCCTGCTGAACCTGACTCGATGGTTCCGTTTGCAGATCTTGACGAATTCACCGTTGCAAGCTGGGTAGCTAACAAGCTTGGCCCTGAAAAGGTACAAGAAATTCAAGAGGCCCTGCAACAACAACTCGATCTCCAGCGCACTCCTGTGACTGGTTCTGGAGTTCCCTGGAATACACAACCTACCGTCTGAGGTAAATCGTGATCACTATTCTTGGCATCAAGGTTTCGTATGAGACCTTAGCCTTTTTTGCTTTGTTTATTGCTTCTGAATACCTTGGCATGACCAAGAAGCGTCGTGCCAATAGTGTGACTCAAGTCATCTCAATGGCGGCTGCTTACTTCAGCAAGACCCGTACTGAAGACGACCAGATCCGCCGCTTCCGTCGTGCATTAAAGGGGAAGTAGTCCGATGGTACTGCTGCAAGTTAAGCAGTACTACCCCCAAACGGACAGTGCAACAGGTCACGGTGATCGGATGTGTTTCTCATCGACATGTGCGATGGCCATCAAGTTTCTCCGTCCTGATGCATTAAAAGGTAGTAATGCAGATGATGATTATCTGAGAACTGTTCTCAAATACGGTGATACAACCCAATCCACCAGTCAAATCAAAGCATGTCAGCAGTACGGTGTCTTTGCTTCTTTTTACCAAAAAGGAACAAGACAGTCGCTACTCAATGAACTAAAGGCTGGCTATCCAGTCGCTGTTGGCATTCTCCACAAAGGGCATGTTTCTAATCCTGTTGGTGGTGGCCATTGGATGCTTCTCATTGGAGATAGTGGAGAACACGGTGTATTCCATGATCCATACGGTGAAATGGATAACGTTAATGGAGGCTATGTCACCATTGGTAGTGGTGGTAAAGACGTTAGTTATTCCTGGGCTAATTGGCTAAAGCGTTGGGAAGTAGAAGGCAAAGGTACTGGTTGGTATATGACCTTCCGGCCTATGCAACAAACACCTCCTAAAGCTATCGCTATTAATACATGGGATGGCGTTGTAGTAGCCGCCAAAGCTGCTGGAGCTAAGTTTCCAGAAGTAGTAGCTGCTCAATGGGCTTTAGAATCAGGGTATGGTAAGCATTTCTCTGGTACTTGGAATGCATTCGGACTAAAGGGTGAAGGTTCTGAGCGTGAAACCAAAGAATTTATCAACGGTAAATGGATTACCATTAATGCCGGATTTATTGACTTCCCTGATCTTCAAACCTGCATCTCGTATCTTGTAGATCGTTGGTATCGAGATTACAAAACTTATAAAGGCGTCAATCGAGCCACCTCTCGTGATGACTGCGCTCGTCTTCTTCAAAAAGAAGGTTATGCAACTGACCCGACTTATCCCGAGAAACTAATTCGATTAATGTCTGAAAATGATTGAAGCAGCTATTACGGGAGCTATTAGTCTTGTTCTTGGTGTTGGAGGGGGAGTTATGAGTGTCAGCGGTAGAGCATCTAGTCGTATGAACAGTATCGACAAGCGTATTGATGACATTGAACTTCGTCTTGCTGAAAAGTATGTACCAAGACAAGAACTAGCAGCTGCCTTACAAAAAATGGAGGATCACATGATCCGTATTGAAAACAAACTAGATCAAATTGTCCTTAGAAATGGCTAACAAAAAGGCAACTGAGGACATGTTTAACGAGTTACATAACCTCGTTACTACTGAATTCCTCAAGCGAATCAAGAGTGGAGAAGCCTCTGCTCAAGAACTTAAAGCTGCTTGTGATTGGCTTGCTAAGAATGATATCAGTGGGGTTGCTTACGATGGTAACCCCCTTGATAAACTCGCTAATGTACTACCTAAGGTAGACCCTGAACTCGTACAAAAGAGGCTTTATGGCAAGTCGTACCTCTAAATACTATAAAGAAAATCCAGAGGCTAACAAAAAGCGTCTTAAACAACAAGCACGCTACAACCGTCAATCCCTACAAATTCAAAAACGTGTTGAACTTAATCGTGAAAACAGAAAACGTGGCACCTACGGTAACGGAGATGGCATGGATGTATCACACAAAAAAGATGGTTCAACATTTCTTGAAAAAGCCTCTACTAATCGAGCTAGAAACAGATCTCGGAAATGACACCGCTACTTCCGTCCCCTGATCACTACCTCCACAACCTAATAACGATGACAAGTCCCGAAGCAAAGCGTCTTTGGAGACGCGCCATTAAGGAACATTTTAATTGTCAGTGTGTCTACTGTGGAAATCACTATGAACTACATGAACTTACATTGGATCACGTTCGTCCTCGCTGTTTTGGTGGGGAAGACCTTACATCAAACCTTGTTCCCAGTTGTTGGAAATGTAATCAGGCTAAAGGAAGTAGAAATTGGTTGTCGTGGATGAGAGAAACCTTTGGTATTACCCATAGGGAACGTCTTATTTTACAACATATACAGTAATGGCTACACAAGAAGAAAGCCTATTTTTTAGAAACGTTGAGCAATGGTTAAAGGAAAATCCTAATAAATCGTTAGCTGATTGGAGAAAAGAAATAGGTTATACTGGTCCTGCACTTAAAAAAAGAGGTAGAGTTGGTGAAATCCGTGTTTCTTATAAAGGCAAGAGTGCGGATGCTGCTGTAATTCGTACCGCCAACGAGATAATGCAGAGATCTGGTAAAGATGTATATGGAAAAGGAATTGTAACACCTAAAGGTTCCGGATTAGAGGAGCACCACAAACGAGTTATTTCGGTTTATCAACCATTTTTTGAGGGTTTAACCAATAAAGAAAAACGAGAACTAGCTGAATGGTTTGTTGATGAGGGTGCTCCTCTTGGTAATGTTGAACAAAATTTAACGGCTTTAACTAAAACTGAGCATAAAGCCATACATGATTGGATGAAAGATAATTACATCCAAGCTACTGGAAAGCCGTTGCTTAGTTTTAAAGATGTACCTTTAAATGAACGTTTACCGGCAGCGGTAATGTTTCTTGAAAATGTACAACCTGCTGTAGATGAACAACTATCTTTAATTCAAAAAGGCGGTACTGTTAAATTTAAACCTTCAGGATTAGGTGCAGCACTTGGTGCATTACCTGTTGTTGGTTCTATCTTTGATGTAGGTGATGTACAAGCTGGTGTTCAAGGGTATATGAATGAAGAGCAGACACCAATGCAACAATTTGGTAGTGGTCTTCAAGCATTGTCCGGTGCTACTGGTCTTGCTGCTATGGTTCCTACACCAGCTTCTCCTATTCTTGGTGCTGCATCTGCAATTAGTGGAGCAGGAGCTGCTGCAGTACAATCTGGAGCAGTAGAAAAAGTTATGGAAGCTACACCTACTGTAGTTAAGAATATCCAACAGATTGAACGTCTTCTTAATCCTGTTGGTGCTTCGATTACTAATGAATTAAAGTTTATTGGTGGTCAAGTTAGATTAGGTAGGATTCCGTACTTTAACTAATTACTCATTAGAGGCGTCTACAAGCCCCTACAAGGCGCCTCTTTACCCACTTAGGTATATTCTACCACATGAATGTTTTAGATGCCCTTAAAGGCGATTTTAAGATCTTTCTTCAAGCGTTATGGCAGCAGTTAGATCTACCTTCACCTACCCGTGCTCAATACGCCATCGCAGACTACCTGCAACACGGTCCTAAACGACTACAGATCCAAGCTTTTCGAGGGGTAGGTAAGAGCTGGATTACTGGTGCCTTTGTGCTTTGGACTCTCTTTAACAACCCAGAGAAGAAGATCATGATTATCTCTGCCTCTAAGGAAAGGGCAGACAACATGAGTATTTTCCTTCAAAAGCTGATTATTGAAACACCATGGCTAAGTCATCTAAGACCGAAGTCGGATGATGCCCGGTGGTCTCGCATTAGCTTTGATGTTAACTGTTCACCTCACCAAGCACCCTCAGTCAAGTCAGTCGGTATTACGGGTCAGCTAACTGGTAGCCGTGCAGACCTAATGATTCTTGATGACATCGAAGTTCCTGGTAACTCGATGACCGAGATGATGCGAGAGAAGCTACTTCAGCTTTGTACAGAAGCGGAGTCCATCCTCACACCAAAGAAGGACAGCCGGATCATGTACCTCGGTACACCGCAGACAACCTTCACTATCTACCGAAAGCTAGCCGAACGTAACTATAAACCTTTTGTTTGGCCAGCACGTTATCCTCGTAAGCTATCTAACTATGAAGGTCTTCTTGCCCCTCAAATACAAGAGGACATAGAAGCAGGTGCTGAACTTTGGGATGTAACAGACCCTGATCGTTTCTCTAATGATGATCTAGTAGAACGTGAAGCATCAATGGGTCGTAGCAACTTCATGTTGCAGTTCATGCTAGACACCAGTCTTAGTGACGCTGAGAAGTTCCCACTTAAGATGGCAGACCTAATTGTTACAGCAGTTAATCCTAAGGAGTGTCCTGATGCTGTGGTTTGGTGTTCCGACCCATCTAACGTTATTAAAGACCTACCAACAGTTGGTCTGCCTGGTGAT